AAAAGCAAATGAATCAGGCAAAGCAGCATTTATTGACCTTGCATTTAATATGGGTAAATGGTGGCCAAAATGGCCAAACACGTCTGATGCTTTAAATCAAGGCAACTTTACTTTAGCTGCAAAAGAGTTAAAAGATAGTGCATGGTATGGTCAAGTCGGTTCAAGAGCAGATACGGTGGTTGGTCTTGTTGCATCAGCAGGTTCAAGTCAAGGCACAACACTTGCTTCTAATTCTAATAGCAACTCTGTTCAGAAAAGAGGTATGGGAAGTGGTGGCAACGAAACGACTATAAACGCATCAACAGTGAATAATAATACAGTTATTAAAAATGAAGTAGTCGTAGCATCTAGACAAGAAAACACAGGACAGTTAGTAAACCGAATATCATAATTGCCTCTATTGGTACCACGTTATGGTATACTAAATAAACCTATGATTATTAAAAAGATATTACTTTTTTTAGTATTATTAAGTATCGGGTTAATTGCAAGAGCCGATGCTAATCCTGATTTATGGCCATATGTACAAGAAAGAATGTTTGGCGATAAGGTTATCACTGAAGTAGAATTTCTTAAGATTGATGGTCCAAAAAGAGCATCTAGTGGCGCTCAAGTTCCAGTCAATATAATACTAACAAAAACTCCTAATATTAAAATAGAAAAGATATTCCTAATCATCGATGGGAATCCTATTCAACACGCAGCTACATATCACCTTACAAATCAAACACAAAACTTAGACTTATCAACTCGCATTAGAATGGAGACAGATTCTTTTGTTCATGTTGTTGCTGAAGATAGTAATGGTAAATTATATATGAATAAGATTGCTATAAGAGCATCAGGTGGTTGTAGTGGTTATATGAATAGTCAAGACCCTGAGATGACTAAAGATTTAGGTAAAATTCTAATTAAATCTAAGAATAATTATATAACAACTCGTATCAAACATCCTAATTTTACAGGACTACAAAAAGATTCAATTAATGGTTGGTATGTACCAGAATGGATTGTTAAACAAGTTCGTTACAATTTTAATGGTGAAATAGTATTAGTTGTTGAGAATGGTATTAGTGTAAGTCAAGACCCATATATTAAATTTAACTTTTCTTCTGAACAGTCTGGAACAATGACAATCAAAGCTTCAGATACGAAAGGTCAAATCTTCCTTAAAACTTTAGAACTCTAGGCAAAAAGAAACCCGCCGAAGCGGGTTTCAATATAACTAAATCAGAAATTACTTTTGGTCTAGTCTTGTGATGCTAAGTTCTTAAAGTAATCTAAATCATCATCAGAACCAGCAGTTGCAATCGCTGTGTCTACTTGATTTAGAGCAGATGAAACTTCTACATCTGATGGCGCTGGTGCTATTGTATCAGCCATAACTTCTTCTGCTATAGTTCTTGGTGCAGCTTCACCTTGAAACCCTAAAACCTTATCTAATCTTGCTTTTAATTCTTCATAAGATTTAAAGTTTTTAGCGTCTAAGAATTCTTTCAATGAATACTCTTGTTGCCATACTGCTTCGAGTTTCTCATCGTTGCCTTCCATTAAAGCTACTTTATCACTAAATTCAGATTTATCATAGTTACGATAACCTTCTACATTACGAATCTTTAATTTGAAGTTGGCACCTTCCCACAAATCAAATGGATTAACAGCCACTTCATCTGCAAAGTCAGGATTCATTGCTTCAGTAATTTTATCAAAGATTTTCTTACCAAATTTATAGAGTCTTATTTGACCCTCATTTTCTGGTCTGCTTGGGTCTGAAACTACCATAATATTAGCGACATAATGTAAGCGCCTTTTTTGTTTACGAGCAATTTCTTTATTGGCTTCAATACCAGAATTCCATAATGTTGAATTGTATTCAGAAACAGGGTCTTTTTGATTGAGAGTTGTTAATGAGTTCTCAATGTACCAACCTCCAGTTCCTTGAAATCCGTGAGAGAAATATCTAACCCATGGCAGTCCGTCATCGCCATCTACCGATGGTGCAGGTAAGAATCTAATAACAGCCATTCCGTTACCAGCCTTATCTACATCTGGAGTCCAGAATCTTGTGTCTTCTCGGGAGTTTGAATCTTGTGATGTTGTTGTTGATGCTATTGCTTGAGTCAGTTTATCTAGACTAGAGCGATTACGTTTTAAATTTGCAAAACTTGACATATCGTATTTTCCTTGTATAAGTTGTATGTTAGTACGTTTAGTTTATAACTATTATCCACTGTAAATCATAATGTATAAGTTATTTATGCTACTAATTCCCAATAACTTTATTGAGAAGAAGTCTATATTTTACTACATCTCTTGGTAGAAATGCGGTAAACTTTAAAACTTTTTTTCTAAACTCAGGCCAATATATTGTGTCTTGAATTTTCTCAGTCCACATTGGTACAAAGTTTAGAATAGAGTTCAGTAGGCAAAAGGTTTCAATCTCAATATCACGTTGTAAAGCCATAGTCAAAAGTTTGGGATATCCATCTTTTACCTTAATCAAGTCATTCGGATTAGTTACATCTCCAAATAACTTTTTACAATCACTCTCGAAATTATATGAAAGCGATTGTAAAATCTTTTTGTGTTTTTGGTATCGTTGGTTTGATTCTTCAGTCAACAGTTCGCCAACCCATACGTTATCTTTTTCGATAAAGTTATAGACAATGTATTGTAACATGTCATCTCGGTTTTCGTGTTTTCTGGAAAGTTTGTAGAAGTGATATTTGTCTTTTCTGTTTTCAAATTGTTCAGTTGTGGTTTTCACCTTACCGTTATATTTAAAGAAGTCAAACTTCTCCGTGGTAAAGTGTAATTTTAAAGCATTAAATAAAATGTAAGTTTCGTAGCCTGTCATATAATTAGGGTGGGAGTTTTAAAGAGCTCTCCCAACTCTATAATAAATTGTAATTACTTAATTAAGTATTTACCACCAGCCGGTTAATTTACCGAGCCAATCCACTGCTACAACTGCAACTGCTACATTTAATATTAAATTAAAGTCTAAGTTTAAAGGCATAGTAGTTTCTCCTATTATTATAGTTTTGGTTTGTTATTTTTATGAGATAACAATGGGGAACTCATATAGGTAAACGACTGAATCTACTAGACTTCTCTTTTAACATGTTGTTGTCCAATGCATCACACTCTATTCGTGATTTGAGGTTAGCATTACATAGTGTTGCCGCTACTTCTATTTCTAATCCTGTTTCTTTACAATAAGCTGCTATAGCTTCAATGTAATTGTAATCTGTTCTTGATACCAAATCGTGTATCTCTTTAGCGAACTTCGCCATCTCATCTTTTGTTGCCATGATTATTTTTTCGCCTTAGTGTTATTATTTCGTGAATAAGCATATGATATACATACAGCATCAATCTCTGATGCATAAGCACATCTAACTGATAGTGGGTTGATACCTTTCTCTATTGCATCATCTATGTTTTTAGACATTAAGATTCTATCTTGAGTTACATAGTAATTATAAGCACCTATGGTTGAAAGAAGAATAATAGTAAAACACACTACTGTAGTTATATACAAAACTGATGATTGATTCATAATTTACTTCCTATAGAATATGTGTTTACCAATAACTGCAACTTTATTCATATCTTTACGCCATAATGGCTTCACATAGTTTGCATGGTAGAATAACGAACCCTTGGATGGGTCAACTAAACTATCATGATTAGCATAAACATTTATAGCTAATTTGATAATAGTATTATACATGGTTTTGTTATGTCTTGTCAACCATTTCATAGGTTCTTTGCCTTCACAATACCATGAGAATTGGCAACCTCTAGGATTCTTTTGTTTAACCACACCACAAATATTATCTGGATAACTTTCACTCTTCACACGATTAAGTGTAACGAAAGCCACAGCTACCTGGCCATTTAATGGCTCATGTGCTGATTCGTAAAATATATTTTCTGCCAAGCACATTACTTGTTGTTGTGCTTTAGGTATTAGTTGGTCAAATGTTATGTTATGTTTGAAGTCGGCTCTTATTAGAGCTTCAGATTGAATTGCTTTTGAACTTAATTGGAATATTAGTATTGTTATCAATATTGCCAAAAGCGTTGGAATAATAAAAATCACTTTACGCATACATTCTCCTTTGTAATCGAATGTTTCTTTATTTATGAACCAAAGGTAGTCTAAACCTTAGTTCCACATGATTCACATAGAACAAAATTGGGTTTTTGTTGTATAAACCCACACTTTTTACACTTTTTACTGGTTTCTTTCTTATTAAATATACGGTCCCAGCCTTCATCATAGCTTTTAGTATTAACTTTGCTAATTAGATTGTCACCGGTTATGTCGTTTTTACCTGCCATTGTCAATTAAAATAAGTCTGAAATACGGTAAATAATCCTAATAGTACAACTACACCAGCACACATTTTTAGAATCAGTGAAAGAAAGGTACTACCAAGATAGACAGCAGCTGCTATTGCAATTACTAACCAAACATCAGACAATTCACCTTCAGTTAAGTTTTTTGGTATCTGTTCAATGTATTCCTTGACCGATGGGACTTCTTCGTTTATAATAGGCATTTCTTATTTCCTCATAATGTAGAATAATATTCATCAATAAAATGTTTCAGACCACTCATATATTCATCTTTTTGTTTTACAAATATTTGAGAGTCTCCGTTTGTAACTGCTATAGCTACCACGATTTGGTTGATTGGCGTTCCTGTACGTTCTTCAAACATCATAGCATAAGCCGTACATTGCATGAAATAGTTCTCAATCCAATCTTCTTTCTTTTCTTTAGCTGCAGATTTAAAATCTACAACAGATAACTGGCCGTTCCATTCAGCAATACAATCAACACGACCTGCCAGTTTTAATTCATCAGAATATAATGCTTGTTCTAGTGAATATACTTTTCCAATGTTTTCATCAAGTTTTGGTTTCATTTTAAAAAACAAATCTTTAGCATCAGGGAAAGCAGAGGCCATTCTCTTTAGTGTCAATTCATTAAGTAGATATTGTTCACACATTGTATGCAATCTGGTTCCACGACTTGACGCTTGATTAGATATCTTATTAGCGACATCATGACCAACTCGGTCTCTCCATTCTTGTATTGCTTTTTTGTTGAATGAAGATAGAACAGTTGTGACTGACGGATAAGCATTACCCTCTGGCGTAACATATCTACGACCTTCAGGTTTAGTTTCAGCGTTCATGTCAAAATCTAGTTCTTTTAAATGAGTAAATTCAAATGCCATTCTAATCTTCTCTTTCGCCGCCATGGCCAATTCGTTGTTCAACTGTTTGACTACTTAATGTGTCAACATCGTGTCTTACTGTTGATGCCATTTTATCAGCATCTCTATCTTTTTCTCTTTTAGCCAATTCTTTTTTAACGCCAATGTCAACATGTTTTTTGTGAATTTGTGCTGTCTTCACTTCTTTATTACTCTTCTTTACATATTCATCAGCCAATGGACTATTAGGGAACTTTTCGCCAATCTTGGATAACACTTCTTTGAATCCATCAGATTGACCTTTCTGTCTGTTATCTCCCACTCCAGTGACAATAGTAAAACCAGTCGGCACTTGTGTTATGTGAGGGTTTGCTTTAAGATATTCATCTTTGGAAGCTATAGACATCATATCTTCCCATTCTTCATTTGTATTTGAATCTTTAAACTGGTAAAATCCCATAATCCATTTCATACCACGAGGGAACAGGTCTTTTTGTCCATGTCGCAATATGCCTTTTATTTTTAATATAGTATTTATGATATGATTCTAATACATTTCCAGGTACTTTACAGTCATCTGGCATAGCCGGTGTAGGTGGATAGAATTCGCCATCACTTATATTTTTTGGTGGCGATTCTAATATACCTAATAGACGGCTACAAGCATGCTGTCTTCCATAACGAAATGTGTATTCCTTGAGCAGGTTTTCCCACAACGAAAACAGCCACTTGTAGTTGTTTTGATTAGCTCTCACCCAAACATTACTTGGATGGTTGACGTGAGATGCTTTCATCAATTGAAATTCTCGCTCATCAGCCATACGCCATCTCTTGATATTACGGTTATTGACCGTTTTACCAAGATATTGTGAGCCGTCTAAAACTCGATGGGCAGTTGACATCAACTGAGCGTACTCGATGCACATTTTTGTAGAATGTTTATCAAGGTGCATTTCTGCACATTGCCTTGGGTCATTGTGAAGATAAAATATGTTCATAAGTAACCATTATACATGCTTATTCTACTAATGGAGGCAAATCACCACTAAGTATTTTTAGTTCTTCTATCTTCTGTTCTTCAATCAAAGCAACACCTTCTTCTAATTCAGCAAAACGCTTTGAAGCATTAAACTTTGTCATTAGTTTGGCATTCTTTCTTACTTCAGATAATATAAAAGCATTTGCACTATCTGGCGTATACTTTAGTTTAACATAAGCACGATAGCCGCCTTCACCAGAATGAACAATAGACATATTGGTTCTTTGAACGCCAATTAGATTAACTCGTGCTACAACTAATTTGGTAGTTCTATCTATCTCACGAATAACAGTTGTGTCAAGGTCACCAACTTCTGTTGCATAATCCTTTAACATAGCATCAATGTGTGATGAGAAGTTTGAAGCAAGTTCACGCTTAGCAGACAATGAAGCCTTATCTAATGCAAATTGCATATCTTTAGAATATTCTGAAGCTACTGCATAAAGATTTACATCATCATCTTCTAAATCTTCATTATACCATTCAGGATAAGCTACTTCAACACCAGGAGAGGCTTCAGCTTGTGGTGTGCTAGAGTCTATTTCAAATCCAGTATTGTATTTTAATGAACCACAACCTGTGGCAAAGGCTGATGCAATTAACATCGCAATCAGAGTTTTTTTATTCAATTTCATATTGTATTTCCTCTTTTCATAATATAAACATGATTATTAATCACCTTTCGCTTTTGAACCGGTACAGTATTCAATAAATTTTCCATTTCTACTTTATTGTATTTTTGTTTGATATTATATTGCCTGTCATCATTCTCAATAAACAATACGGTTAAAAGTTCTTTAGACTGTAATTTATTTTGTGGTAAGTATGCTACTAATCTATTTTCTTTAGTAGATGGTAACATAAAATTACCTGGTGAGGTGGCAATCATGCTACCATCGATTAAATGATATATGCCATCAATAAACAAGAAAGCTAAAACTAATCCTTGTTTGTTGGATGAACCAGAAATAACTACTTCATCACCTTCATTAAAATAAAACTCAGTACTATCCAATTTGAATTTAATTGGGTTCTCAATTGTTCCTACATCTGCACGAATAACTACTGTGCATTTATTATAACCTAGTGCTTTATTTGTTTGAATATTCTTTTCAATAATAGACTTGATGTAACCAGACGAATCTGATATAACATCTTTTTGAATATCACACTTTGCTTCTTTGCAACTTTCGATTGTAAAAGCACTTAACGATTCACCAGTAACTTTAAGAATAGCATTCTCTTTAGCGATTGATTCAGCCATTTTACAAGCATCTGATTCTGACGTATCAGGACCAAATTTATATTCACCTACTGCAGTCGTAACTGTATTTTCTTGTTTAATTAAGTTTTTTAATGCCGTAATCTCAAGATATTCCTCAGCGTTAGCGAACATAGATGCAATTAACAATGGTAATAAAAGTTTCTTCATTAAGCTGTTGCTTTTTGTTCTGCTATTTCAGCATCAATCTCGTCTGAAATTTCAAGCATCTCTTTCTTGATATCAGAAACTAAATCATCTAGTTTTGATATTGAAGGTTTTTTTATCATATCACCTGGTGTAAAATTTGATGTTAATATACCAGTTCTTCGCATATATTCTTTTACTTCATCAGCATTTACTAATTGATAAGAGGTCACTTTACGACCATCTTTAGTAATACGAATTATGCCATTAGCATTTGTTTTGATATGCCACATGTATGTAGAAATACGATACATATAGATTTCTTTACCGAGAAGAGTGTCAATTTCTTCTCTTGTTACTGCATTTCCTGAAATCATTATTGTCAATAATTTCTGAAAAGGTTTAAGTTTCACTGTTTTCATAATATAATTTCCTTGTTAATAAAATCAAAATAAGATTTAATATATAGATTTCTCATTTTGAAGGGTAAGTATAACACAATTTTGCCTGAAAGTCAAGCATTATCGCCTCATCTTTGCCTGGTCTTCCAGGTCTTCTTGTCTGAATAGTGGAACACCATTCGATTTGTGTAATGTTCCAATACCAATCATCTTATCACCAGTATAAGTCGGTGGATGATTCTCTTTGGTTGTTGAACCAGATGAATCTGTTTTTAAACTTGGATGATATGGTGTTTCTCTGATTATTAGACCAGATGCCACAGGATTGAATCGGTTAGATACATCAATAGGCTTAGTTTTACCATCAGTTCTAGCAACCAGATTTCTCTTTTTACTTTTTCGTCTAGGTTTGTATTTACTGTTCACATAGATAATCATTCGTACCGTATATCCTTTACATAATTTTACATCTATATAAGGATTATACATGTTTTTAGGCAAAAGTCAAGCACTTTCGAGCATTAATTTGGTATTATTCTTTGATGTAAATGAGAGTGATTCGCATTTACTATAGTTCGATGTTACTCCATTTCTGAAGTTTTAAGTTTTTTGCTTGTGAACATAGTTCCAAAGCTTCTTTTTTGATGTAACCTTTTTTGATGAGAATTTCAATCATGCAATATATGTCGCCTAGTTCTGATTCGAGTTTATCAAATCCAGCATCAAATCTGATTATTTTGGATGCTTCAACTGAAGCTTCAGAACATTCTTCCATGAGTATGGTTAGAATTTCGTGTTTTTCGTTAGTTATCATAATATAAGTTAATTCTTAAAAGAGTTGTAATTGTTTATCTTTATAATAAGTTTTTTCGTCTACATCTACTTCAACTTCTAGTTCATTTTTTTGGTCTATTAATTGAGATACATGTAGCATTTTCGACTCTATTTCCACTTCTAGTTCTAGTATTCTTTGTTGATTAAACTGTACTGTCGTGGTCATGATTTTTCCTTAACTTATGAATTTATCGGCAATTCCCAAATTGATACACTCATCTGCTGTTAACCAAACATCTGTAGGTGGTAACAGTTTTGATTTTATGGATTTCTCTTCCATGTTTGTCGCTCTTTTCAAAACATCAACCATTCGTTTATTTAATAACTCAGTCTCTTTATATTGTGCCTTTATATCGTGGTGTTTTCCATAAACTTCACCTGTATATTGGTGGCACATAATACTAGCATATTTACCAATATATCTTTCACCTTTCATTCCTGTTGCGAATACTAGAAAAGCTGCACTCATAACATTACCAATTCCAAAGGTTCGAATCTTACGATGTGAATTATGCATAATATCAATTAGAGCAAAGGCATCAGTCAAACTGCCGCCTGTTGAATTGATAAACAATGTTAAAGGAACTTCGGTATGTAACGTATTCTCATATGCAATCCACCGAATAATCTCAGTAACATTTTCTTCACATATTTCGCCAGTAAGAAAATTAATATGGTTATTGAGTAACGCAACATTAATTCTTTCTGAGGAGAAGAGTAAATCGTCTATATCTCTCTTATCGTCAACTGGTTTTTTATATTTCTGTAGTCTCTTGTTTTTCATTTGAATGCCATTCGTAAGCGGTTTTTATAATCGAAGTGATGTCATACTTCGGCTCGTATTTTAATATTTCTACCGCTTTGGAGATATCTGCAACTAAACTGACTGCATCTCCATCTCTTCTTGGGTTGAGTTTGATTGTAATTAACTTCTCAGATACTTTCTCAACTTCAGATAAGATTTCATAGACTGAATGACCTTTACCGGTACCTAGATTAAACACGTCTGATTTACCACCTTTATTTAGATATTCTGAAGCTAATATATGAGCATCAGCAACATCATTTACATGAACATAATCTCTTATGCATGTACCATCTTTTGTGTTGTAGTCATCGCCATTTAATTCAAATTCTATGTTACTTCTTTCATATTTCTTATCACCCAAGCTATATATTAAACGTGGTATTAAGTGTGTTTCTGGTTGATGGTCTTCACCAAACTCACCATCTTCATCTGCACCAGTTAAGTTAAAGAATCTAAAAATTACATAGTTTAATCCTGACTTATTAATTATCTGTTCTGATAATTCTTTAGAGTGACCATAAGGTTGATTGAATTCTATTTCATCATCTTCCTTAATCATTGAGTTTTTTGTTTTATAGACAGCCGCTGTTGAAGAGTAAATGATATTTTTAACACCATGTTTATTCATAGCGTTTACAACAGCACAAGTTCCGCCAAGATTGATATCATAGAATTCAGTTGGTTCTAATACAGATATTCCTGCTTCTATTCTAGCAGCCAAATGAATCACTAAATCAAAGTTCCAGTTACCAAGAACACTTTCTAATCTAGGTCCGTCTCGCACATCACCAGCATGCATAACATCGATATAACTATTAAAGTTATGTTTGTAATCGAAACCATGAACACTCCAGTTGGCTTGTTTCATTGTCTTTGCTAGATGTGAACCAAGATAACCAGATACGCCAGTAATCAATACTCTTTTCTTAGAATGTTCTATTTGTGATTTAAGATTATCTATCTTCTCGTCCCATTTCATTCTTCTACTGACTCAACTATTGATATTCCTGGACCAACTTGATGTATCTTTTGTTTAATTGTCCATGGATATATTTCACCATATTTGTCTTTTGTTATTTTGTTACCAGAAATAAAGAATTCTTTTGTTACAGAATTTTCATTACCATCTAAACGATAGTTGACTGTATATTCATTAGAACATTGGCCGTTTGGAAAGTGATGTTTTAATGCTCTAAAGAATTGTCTATCTGCACCCCATTTTCCATACCAAGCATGACCAATTTTAGTTGCAACATCTCTTTTTATGGCAAAACATGATGTGTCAATATGTCTAACATCTTCATTAAAATATGTAGGCCAATCACCAAGTGATTCACAATTGTCTTCACATATAAACTCGCCTTCTTTATCTACTATTCTTCTAAGTGAATAAGCCCAATCTGTACCTGACTCGATTGTTTTAACCATGTGTTCAATATGGGTCGGTTCTAACCAATTATCTTCATCAAGATAGACTATGATGTCAGCATTAACTAAAAATGAGCAGGCTGCGTACACACGATGACCGTACCAGTCTTTACCAACGTTTTCTTCAAGACTAATAGTTTTAATTGTTGGTATATTTCTACACCAACTAGGAATAGTTACTTCTGCTCCATCTTTGAAAACGTAATGAATAATATCTTTATATGTTTGATTTTTGACCGAGTTTAGGTTCTGTTCTAGATGCTTCGAACCAATGGTTGGAGTTACAACTGCAACTCTCATTATAAAGATTCTTTTTTAAGGTCTATCAGGGTAAATGCATCATTAACTAGTGATTTGGTTAGATGCATAATGCCAATATCTTTCTTTAAAAGACCAACTAGTATTTCAGCTTCATCTTTATGTAAGCTTTCTAGTATAATTAACATTATTTGTTTCTTTCTTTTAGGTGTCAACATGGTTGACCTAGAATCACCTTTAATGAATCTATATAATTTAGCAGTCTCGCCATGAAGATAAGCAAAGTTTAATCCAGCTGGGTCAACAGAAGGTCTGTAGTCTGGAATCTCTACATCAAATTCAACATTGTCATCATATAATAATTCGAAGAATTGTCTTAATGCTTTAGTGTCATACTTTTGAAGCACAGCTATTCTATCTTTCTTTGTTACTCCATTTTCTACTTCTGTAAATATTTCTGAGAATAAATTTATCATATTAGAATTCGTCAATGACCTCCAGTAAATTTTTAAGGCGATTAGTTATCATGTAATTCATAAACACTTGTTTAGTATTAGTGGTAGTTTCATCATATGTTTTGAGAATTAGTTCTTTTAAATTCTCTGGTATTTTAGTTAAGTCAATAAGTAGTTCATTTCTTATAAAGTTTCTATACATTTCATCAGTACAGAATTCTTTTGGTTCTTGATTTAACCATTTAATAATCTTTACTTCTGTTATTGGTCTCTGGCGAATACCCTCTACAAACACATCATCATTAGATAATATATTAGGAACGCCATCTGATTTGTCACCACGAATAATCAATTGTTTTAATTGAACGGCAGGTAATGGTTCTACTAATGCCTTTTTCATAATTGGTGAGTATTGTTCTACGTTAGGCCACTTTTGTAGTTGAACGAAATCTTTATCTGATGAAAGAATCATTATCTTTTGTGTAGCACAATATTTCATTGTTAATATTGCAATCACATCATCAGCCTCACAGGTGTCTATCTCAACAACTTTATAAGGTGAGTGTTTTCTAATCTCGTCTTTGATTAAATGTAGACATGCAAAGATTGAATTCCAGTCGTGACCAGATTTCTGTCTAGCTTTCTTACGACTTGCTTTATAGTTTGGAAATAAATCTTTACGCCAGAAGTTTTTGCTATCACAAGCAATAACAACTTCTGGACCGTGAGATTGTTTATATTTCTTTACATAGGTTCTAATCGTGTTGAGAATCATGTGTCTTACCATAGATTCGTCAACAGGACCGTTTGTTGAACCGATATGTTCCATCAGGTTAGAAATAGCTACCTGGTTATAGTCAAATATTATCATGTTAGTATTATATCAAATTTAGAAGTTTAAAGAGGCAATCATTTGTTTTCTTTCTCTCTCTTTGCATCGTCCATATCTCTTGTCCATTCCATTGCGATATCATCGTAGAAAACTCCAACACTTCTTTTAGGTTGTCCGTCTTTATCATATCCAAGAGCCAGACATCTATGTTTCATTCTCATCTCTTGATTCTCGCCATAGAAGTTATCAATCCAATTACCACTTTCTAGATACATTCTACAGTTTCTAATATAACCTTCTAGTGAAGATACCTGTGCAACTGCACCTTTTACATTCTGTCTAACAGCCACTTTAAGACTTGCAACCTTATCTTGTGAAATCTTAATCCACTCTTTAACGTTAGACATAGTTAATGGGTGGTCATCGGGTAAGGATTGAACTTCTTGTGAAATGTTTTTGTATTCGGGTGGATTTTCTTTGAGTCTCTTTTCTCGAGCAAGTGCTAATCTTTCGACTGCAGCTTTCTTTTGTTCAGGAGACATTGGCTTTCTATGCTTTTTTGTCTTATTCATAATATACCTCAAGTGTTTCAAAGATGTAATAAATGTTATATTATCACTTATTTATGTAAGTATAACATAAATAGCTCCCAATGTCAAGCTAAAGAAGGCAAACATGGACTTTTTATTCTTAGTAACTGAAGTAGGTTTCCCAATAGCAGCTGCAATGGCTGCCGGGTATTTTGTATTTTTAACATTGAAGTTTATCCTATCAGATGTGACTTCAAATGTCAAGCGACTAAGTGGTATTATTACCGCATTAGACAATCGTGTAAAAACTATGAATCATGATGTAATTCGCATAGACACTCTCATGTCGTCAGCGTTAGGCCTCAAACCAGATATAAATCGTATAGCTCGGGCTGACGGAAAGAATGACGCCAGAAAGGATTAACTCCAATGAAATTCAATATATCAATTAACTGGTACACTAAGTGGTCAGTAATTTTGTTATTCTTGTCAGCCAATTGTTTTGCCGAAATGAATGTAGAAAGAGTTTATATGGCAAATCAAGCTGGTGGTCATATTATATTAACTCAAGAAGAGTGTAAATTAACTAAATATAGTGATAGATATAAGAACAGAGCCTATGCAACAACGAGTGAATTGGGTATTGAATATGAGGCTTGTTATGATGTGCCTTCTATCGAAGGTGCTCCAGATATTCCAGGCTTTAGAACATTTCCAATAGTAAATTATATAGACGAAGATGGATTGATAGTAGAATACCATTTAGACATGTTCTCTGTTAACCAATAGATAAAAAAGAGGAACTAATTTAATGAAATTTATAGAAGTTTTAAAGCACAACTTTGTTTTAGTGCCGGTAGTGGCATCTGTTATTTTTGGTACATTTACTGGTATTAAATATATCGTAGACGTGTCTAATACAATTCACACAAGTGAAGTCGAAGTTCAATCTCTTTTACAAGAATTAAAAGAAACTCAAGCTAAATATGATGATAAGATAGACAATCTTAAAATGACTATAAACTCAAATAATAATCAAACAAATTTAAACATTGCAGATGTAAAAGCACAAGTAGCTAAATTAGAAGCATCAATGAGAATGGGCGAAGACTTATATCGAGTATTAGCTGACCAAGTGAGGGAACAAGCTTATGACATTAAAGACCTCAATCGATAAATTAAACAACATATTATCTCCTATCACATTATCTTTATGTGTTGGGTTAATGTTAGCTATTATTCCTAGTAAAAATGCACATGCAAGAAATGATTATCTTCAAGGTAGTTTTCAACAATGTAACAAAGGTAATTTTTCTGTAGAATCTTCTTATGACGAAAGAGATAACTCATATTCAAATAGATATCCTAATAGTGTAAATAGTAATAACAATCATTATGGTGATGGCTCATCTCAAAGAATAGGCGTTAGGTGGACTTGGTATCTAGGAAGTAACTGTACTGATTATACTCAAAGTTTAATACAAGAGAATATGGAATTAGCTCAACAGTTAGAGTTAATTAAGATGTGTAAAAGATATAATAACAAAAAGCTACCACCACAATTTGCAACACTTGCTAGAAAATGTCAGGGTGTTAATGGCGAAGAAATGATTGATGATAGACCGCCATCAGGCAAAAGTTACTATGATGAACTTATGGAAGATATTACAAAGAATCCAGATAAACATAAAAACCCCAATGTATATTATAATAAAAGCGAAGAATTAAAGGATATAACGGAACTTAAAGGTGATAAGAATTTAAAACTAGGTAAGAAATTAATAGTTCCAGAGTTTGAAAGACCAGTAGACGATATGGGTATTCCATTACCTTATCCAATACCAATGATTGAGGAGAAGATTATAACAGTTGAATAAGAATCGCTACCTTAGGACCGTTATAAATATATGATGAATAATGAAAAACACTTTAGAGAAATTGCAGTCATCGTATCAATAATCTTGGTGATTGCATACTTTAAACTGTTTATATGAAACTTAATGAACTATATGACATAGCACTTTATTTTATTGTGTTGGTTTGTTTTTGGTTGAGTTTTCATAGTATAGATGATGAAACAAATCATATCACAATAACATTAGATACAATTGAAGTAACAGGTGAGGACGTTGATGGATAATATAACAACAGTAATAGCAGACTATGGTTTTCCAATCATAGCTTCCTTTGGTCTTGGATATTTAATATTCTATATTTGGAAATGGGTAACAGGTGAAATTAATATTGTCATTGCTCAAGCAACCAAAACTCTAATAGAATTAATTGACCGTGTTCGTATGCTTGATAATGATTTAATACGACTCAATCAAAAACTCAACACACTATTGCAAATACGAGAAGAAGAATCTCGCAAAAAAGGCCAAGATAAAGAATAGTATTATTTAGAAGTTAGTCTATACACTCCATCAAAATCTTTTGGTTTTTCTTTATACAATCTTTGTACCATGTTATCATAATAATCAATAAGATTTATATTTTCATTTTTCAATTTCACTGTCATCAATATTGCAGTCTTCCACTCTCCAGAATAATAAGCTCTAAGAAACTTCTTGTGGCCAGATTCATCATCTAGTTCTGCAATCGTATAGACTTTAACACCAATAGTTTTACCTTTGACTGCAATCGTATCTAATTCTACAACTGGATAATATTCTTTAACCAATTCAGCAGTTCTAGGTCCTAATATAATTCTAACACCATAAGTTTTACTTTGACCTTCTAGTCTTGCAGCTAAATTAACTGCATCTCCTAAACAAGTGTAATCAAAACGCTGTGTGCTACCCATATTACCAACAACAACTTCACCTGTATTAATACCTAATCCCATTCCAAATGCAGGAATGTTTTCTTTCTCAATTTCTTTATTGAAGTTATCTAAGTCTCCTAACATTTCTATTGCAGCTTTAACTGAATTCAATGCATGTTCTTTATCATCAAGTGGTGCATTCCAAAATGCCATTTGAGCATCACCAATATATTTGTCGAGTGTGCCATTGTAATCAATAATCTTAGCAGTCATCGCTGTCATATATCGATTCATGATTGAAGTGAGGCCTTGAACATCTTTACCATAGTGTTCAGATATCGTTGTGAATCCACGGACATCAGTAAACATAATAGATAACTCTCTAGTTTCACCTCCCAATCTTAATAGTTCTGGATTCTTCTGTAACTTCTCAACAAGTGCTGGTGACAAGTAAGTTCCAAACTGTTTCTTTATAAGAAGTTTTTGATTGAGTTCTGAAACAAATTTAATAGTATAAGCAATTCCATATATCACACCTAATGAAACTATAGGATAAAAAGCGTCTATTAATATCGCTTCTTTGGTAAATAGATGTACAGAGTAATAATATAAACTAACAATAATACCAATATTGAAAACAATTCCATATTTCCACCTTGTAAATAAGATTAGAATGATTGATAATAATAATATACTAATTAACTCGGCGCCAGTTGCCCAATCTGGTCGTGATATGTTTATCTGATTAGAAAGTGTTGCTATTAATGAAGCTTGTGCATGATGTGGCCAAACTTCGCCAATGCTTGTTGATAAAGGATTAACTAAACCACTTGCAGTTACTCCAATAATTACTATCTCATTATTAAAGTTTTTTGGTAAGTTAGTTAAACTATGTTCAATTCCTTTTTGTTGCCAATCTATCCATACACGACCAATAGTATCTGTTTTTATTTTACCAAACTGTGGTATTCTAAGTGCTTGTATGCCTAGTTCATTAAACTTTATTTGAAAACTTGGGTCATTAGCAATGACTCTTAAAACTTCTAATGATAGATTTGGATATAATGTGTCACCACTTGAAATGACCAGTGGCATTCTTCGTACAACACCATCAACTTCTGGAAATGTATTAACTATTCCAACACCAATTGCATTATCTTCTAATAATTTTATATTAGCAATGATTCCAGGATAATCTACAGTTTTATTTTTACTGTCGCCAATTGACACTGCACCTGGATTTCTTGGTTCATTTTTAGTTTTGGCTGCACCTATATTTGGCAGAATAACAGGATAATCTTTTAGAGTTTTAGCAAACACTTTGTCTTGACCTAATCTGTCTGCTTCAGGCATCATTATATTCCAGACAACCAAACCGGCGCCTCGATTATATAAGTCTTCTACTATTGTTGCATAAACATTACGACTAAAAGGAAATTGACCATAGTCTTCGAGTGCTGATTCATCAATATTAACTAAATGAATTCCATTAGTTGTTTCTACTTTTGATGAAATAAGGGTATCGAAATATCTAAGTCTTAATGATTCGACAAATGCTGGGTCTTCAACTCTTATAGGAATAATTATTAAAAGAAGTAGAAGTGCCCACCAAGGTGAGATTAGTTTTTTCATATATGTATTTATTCTTGTGTTACTGAGACTGAACACCCACCAGCAGTGTAACAAGTTTGAGTTAGTGAATAACTTTGATTTGAATCACCTTGTTGTGTTAAATCTACAGTGCTTGATGCCGAACCAAAAGTTAAGTCAATGGTTGCATTGTGAGCTCCAGTTCCTTTTTGTAGAATGGTCACATCATGTGCATTACCATTTAATGTTATATCTGCAAATTTAGATGAGTTATGTTGTTGTGTAACATCTATTATATTGCTATTGCCAGTTACATCTACAAACAATCGTTTTTCGGATGCATCTTTCTGTAGAACATCAAAATTACTAGAATTACCAGTCACATCTATATCTGCATAATGACCATGGTTGCCAGTATTTCTTTGTATTACTTCAATAGCATTTAAATTACCATCAACATTAAGTTTGATAATATGGTCACCTCTAGAAGTATTCTCTGTTCCGTCATCGTTTCTATCTTGAAAAAGGTCAAGGTCATTTGAATCGCCATCGAGCATTAATTCAATTAAATTAGGAGCCCACGAACTTGGCGAACCTTGTTTAATCAAAATATTATTACTATTGCCATCAATATCAGAACGCTCAACTCCTATTCCTCTTATGTGATTGCCGGTACTTCCGTCTTGTAGAATATTAATTGTATTATTATTACCAGCTTGGTCTATGTAAACACTATTATCTGGATTAGACCCAGCACTTGCTGCCGTAGCTCTAGAAGAAGCGGTTGATATCTTTGATGTTTGTGTAGATGAAATACCAGAGCTTGTGCCAGTGGTTGTTGATGTTGATGTTGTGCTGAATACACCTTCCTCTTCAAGTGTTTCTCCAAAAAAGGTATACATTCTTGCTGAATAAGTTGTGTTAGTAGAATTAAATTGTACTTGGTCCATAGTGATAATTAATTTACCACCATTACTACCATAACCATATACTGCCCAAGATTTCCAACCACTAAGGCCTGATGCTGTATTTGACGCTATTGCCGTACCACCCGATTGCATTGAAAAAAGATTTCTTGTTACCCAAGTATTTGAAACGGTATATTGAGAACCATTAGCGTGAGAAGTATAGTTTGCCTCACCATTGTATATTGAGATAGCACCTA